TACAATTTGGTCACGTTTAAATTTGTTCGCAACTCTTTGTACATATGGTTCAACATCTTTATCATCCATATTACCGACAAAGATTTTAAATACTCTACGTTCAGGTGCTCTTGATGTACGATAAATTAACATCGCATCCTCAGATAATAATAATTGTTTCCAAATACGTCTTGCTTTTTCCAACATAGAAGTACCATACGGTAATTTTCTATCATCCCCTAATAAACGGAAATGAGCAATTTCCCAAGAGTTAAATTCCATATCTTTTACTTTCCATAGGAATCTCAAACCTTTGTTATGGTCGGGTTGTTCAACATTGTTGATTTTAGCGGCCATACCACGTTCCAAACGTTCAATTTCTATGTTTGGTAATTGCATACAACCAATTACACCTTTCTCAGCATCTAACTTTAAATAAACAAAGTTATCACCATATTTACAAGTGTTTCTAACCCACATAGGTAAGTTAGTGTTAATGTCTAAATTATTATTAAATAAATCGGTTAACACTGATTTAATACGTTTTGATTCCGAATAAATCTGTAACATATATCCATTTTGGTCGACAGTTGTTGATTCCTCACCATAAATGTCTAATGCCGCTGATATCTCAGGGGTATACTCCATTGATTCATAATCGTAAAATGATGCTAAACGTGTTGGTTCATAATATATTGCTTGAGAATATAAATTACTCTCAATTTTCGCCCATTGGTTTGTAAGATAAAATGTTTGTTGTGCTTGTAATTTTTCTAATTCGTACTCCGACTTTGAAGTTGTTTTTAACAATTCTTTTTTGTCAAATTTGTACGTGGGGTAATCTTGGTTTAATAATGAGTTTGGTCCGAATGTTTTACTTAATCGTTGCCAAACCGTTAGATTGTTCATGTTTTCCATATAAGAATTTTAATTATAAATATCAATATTTAAATAGTTTATCGTCTGACACCATACCCAAATAACCAATTGTATTGCATATACTCATCTTTAGCCGCACTTGAATTATTTTGTCTACCTGACATATCATTATAGTTTGGGATTACAGGATTAAAATCCATATCTTTACTTACTGAATTATTATTATTAACTGACCACGACTCAATCATTGCTTTTGCTTGGTCAGTAACTTTGTTTAATTTACTGAATGATGTTTCACCCACGTATGTTGCCATTGCAATAGACATAAGTAAATCATCGTGTCGTCCTTTTTGGTGGTCAGGTCTACCATTGATATAAATAAACGTATCCATTTCATTATACAGACGGTGACTATAAATTCTAAATTCGTGTCTCATCGCCTCCTCATATGATGCAATAATTTGAACTCGTTTGTTGTTAAAGTTTATTCCGGGAATTTTTTCTGCGGATTTAGGGTTATACTTCCAAGTATTATTAACATCCTCACCATCAACATATAAATCTTTATAACCTAATTCTTGTAGTTTACGTGATGTGGAAACACCCATACCACCCGTGATATCGACAACAATGTATGCTGAATACATATTAGCCCATTTAAAACAAATCTCGGCCATTGTGTCAGGTGGTAATTTACCAACAAACTCAGCAACTTGTTCGCGAGTATCAAAATCAATAATTTGAAATGAACTAAAATCCTCACTATCCCCACGACTGACATCGACACCCATTATGTATTTGTGACCAATTACCGGTTCTTTCCAAATCCATAATTGATTACCTAACATTTTATTTTGGGGTTCCAACAAATAATTTTCACGAATTTTTTGCATCAATCTTGAATCAAATACGTTATCCCCTGAACCAAGGAAGTTACATTCCAACTCTTGAGAAACTTTACGTTTGTCGTATTTAAGTTTCTTAACCATTTTTTCAAACCAATCGGAACAAGGTTTGTATCCGTTATTTATTAATTCTTTAGCATCATCAAAGTTTCTTTCTTCAAAAGATTTTTCGGACCAACTAATAAATTTTTCAGGTCCATATTCTTCTTTATTTAACAAATAATGAATAGCGTCGTCTGTCTTAACAAAAAACAAATCTTTTGTGTATCTAGGGTCACGATACCAATACATTTCCGTAATTTTAAAATCATTCATCCCACGTAATGCTTGGTCGTAAATCTCATAATAAATTGGGTCATTACCATTTGGTGTTGATACCACAATTACTTTACCCCCTGTTGATAGGGACGCCATACACGCTGACCAGAAATCACTGTCAGCCTCAATAAACGCGGCCTCATCAAATACAAGTATTGTTGGGGTAAATCCACGTAAGGCGTCCTTTGATGTTGCAACGGCTTTAACCTCACAACCATTTGTCAACCTCCAATGTTTTGTTGATTTTTTATTGGGGTCTATACCAATATTAACCCAACTTGGCCATTGTGTAGTAAACATTCTAATTTTGTTTGCCATCTCGATTGACGTATCAAGTTTGTTGGCGATAATTAGAATTTTTTCAGGTTTTTCTTTTTTAGCGAATGCTAACTTTTTAGATATCCAAGCCGCGGTTACTGTTGATACACCTGCTTGACGATATTTTAATGCGATGTTTTCGTTGTAATCTTCATAATCCTGTAACAGTGTTATTTGGTCGGGGAATAATTCTAAAGGTACATATTTTGACACAGTGTTATCGTATGTTTGTAGATATGTTTTTAATGCGTAAGAAGTATCTTTCATACATTTAACATATTCTAAAACAACCTGTTCTTTTGTTAAACTCATAAATTTTTTATTTATAAATACCAAAAAACCCCCAATTAATTACAATAGGAGGTTTTTATCATTTATTTATTTTCTATTTTAGTAGATATCGTCATCATCGTCGTCATCACCAAAATCAAAATCATCATCATCTTCTTCATCACCTAAATCAACACCTGAACCATAATTTTTAGTTGGTTCTGGCATATTCTTATGAATTTCGTGATATTGTGCCATAGCACCTTCAACTAATTCATTAATGATTTGTTCAACTTTTTCATCGTGTTTGTGAATACCATTTAATAATGTTTGTAAATCATCTTTACTTAACATAGATAAATGTAATTGTAAAAATAACAATATTCTATTTTGAACTTTTTTATCTTGTAATGCGTATTCATCATTTAAAGCTTTAAATCTCAACATTAATTCTTTAAAGAACACTTTACCCATATATGAATTCCAAACCTCATTACCTAAAGTATCTGTTGATTGGATAATCAATTCTGATTTTTCTTTCCCTTGGATACCACCTAACCAACTAAAATACTTAGCAACACCTAATAAAAGTTCGTGAATTAATAACGGTAATGTCGGTGCAAATGCTTCAATGGTATATGGACCTTCTTGAGTTTCTTCACCACTTTCTTCACCACCTTCTACGCTACCCATTTTAAACTCATTTTCATCTGAACTTTCTTCATCAGAACCTTCTTCATCACCCATACCTTCTTCGTCATTACTGTTTTCAGTTGAACCGTCAGGTTTTGTTATTTGATGTTGAGCCAATTGACCTCCACCACCGGCAGCCATTTGTTCCATATCAGGATATAACCAATACAAATGTTCCATAATCGCTTGTGATGCGGCATATAACTGACTTAAATCAGGGTTAATTTTATCAACATACTCATTTAATTCTTCGTATAAATCACCAAGGTTGAATGCAAATCCTTTATTAATTGAATTAATAAATCGTCTTTTTGCCTTCTCATCTTCAAAAGTTTTTAACGCCTCTTGTTCAATTTTTTTCTTAACAATTTCATCACCTTTTGAGTAATCAAATTCAACACCTAAATCTTTAAAATCTTCGGCGAATTTTTCTAATTCTTCTTTATGTTTGTCAGCGTTATAAAATGCTTTTTTAACTTCTTCTTCTGAGAATTGTTTAGGTGAAGTTCTCATCCCACCTAATGAACGTTGTGGACCAAAAGATGTTAAATGTGGTATCAATTGAATAGATTCTTCAGGTAAATTAAAATATTGTTGGACTAAATTAGCAGCTAATTGTTCAATTTGTTTAGAACTCCCTT